ATCAGGAGTTGTATCAGAAATTACAAAATAGTTTTTAGTCATTCGATAAAGAACTAAAAATAAAATATAGAAAGGAGCAGTCTAAAAGTAGACAGCTCCTTTTTTCTAATGTTGATTTTCATTAAAAACTAAGGTATATAATATTATATTTGAAAATTAATTTTTTACCAAGGAGGATAGGAGATGAAAAATATAATTGCTTTAGTTTGGGGAGAGAGTAGCCTTAAAATATCTTCTATTCTTTATAGTTCTGTCATAACTGCTTATCTGTTACAAATAGGTTTAACAAATTATAAGATTGGAATTTTATGGTCAATTATATTATTTGTTCAGATGATTTGTGATTATCCAACGGGAGGGTTTGCTGATAAATACGGTCGCTTAAAAATCTTTATGATAGGAATGATATTTATGGGAACATCCATTTTTATGATGGTAAGTGGAAATGGTTTTCTTTTATATTTAGGAGCAATTATTTTAGGGATAGGAGAATCTCAAGTAAGTGGTACATTATTTCCTTGGTTTGTTCATACACTGAATGAAAAAGGAGTTTCGGAAGAAGAGAGAAAAGAAAGTATTCTGAAAGTAAATGCTCAATCTCAATATATAACTAATTTTTTAGGCATTTTGATTGGTTTTTTAATATTTCCTTTTGATTTGAAATATAAAACTATATTGATAATCGCTGGCTGTGTGTATATTTTAAATGGACTTCTAATTTATTTATTTTTCAAAGATAATAGAAGTGATGAACGAGATTTATTAAAAATTGGGAAAAGAAGCATTGCTATTTTTTGTCAGGATCAGAAGTTATGGTTGTATAGTTTAGCTATGACACTACATTATATTTTTTATTCGATTCATTTATTTATTTGGCAACCTAAGGCTAATGCTCTTGGTATTTTGGAAGGTAAACTTGCTTTTGTTCAAAGTATATTTCTGATTGGAATGGCTCTGAGTGGATTTATAGTGAAACATATAAATATAAGAATATATTTTATTTATTTCTTGTCAAGTCTGTTAATACCAATTTCTTTAATTACCATTTATGATGCTTCCAATCTAAAAGTTTATCTTTTTTCTATGTTTATTTTATCTTTAAGTAATGGCTTAATAGTTCCTTTGATTTTTGGAAGTATGCATTTTTTTATCCCGGATGATGTGAGATCTTCTGTGGTGTCCTTGATGAGTTCTTTATCCAGTATTTTGTTAGTGTTCTTTCAAGTTATTATAGGGAAGATATTGGATCAACATAATTTCTGGTATTTGTCGTTTTTTTGTTTCTTTATTGGAATATTATATATTTGTTGTATTTACTTTATATATAAATGGAGGATAAGAAATGAAAAATAGTATCCTTCTTACCCTCTTTCCAATTTATATTATTTAGATTTATGTACAATTCCAATTCCAATTCCATCTCCGAATGGCTAATCATAACTTAAAATTATGATTTTAGTAATTATGAATAAGTAGAGGTTTTTTTACCTCACACGATGTTTCCACTGAAAAATTTTTTTCTACAGTTTCATTGTAATAATTTTTCATCCATTCATATTTTTCTAAAATTTCAGTATTATTTTTATAAGATATTAAAGATTGAGTTATATTATTTTTTATTTTAAAAAATATAGTTTCGATATCATCCGGATTATCTAGAGTGTATGGAATTGAATCTAAAAAATTTAAGTAGTATACATTATCGGAGGAATCTTTTTTTAAAAGATCCATAATTCCATTTTTATATTCCTTTATAGAGAATGATTTTGGAGGATTGGCTATAGTAGTAACTAAAAAATCTGTATCTACAACTACTCTTGCATATTTTGCATGCTTTGATTCTAAGTTAGTTGCATTTATTAGAGCAGGACCAAAACACTTATCCCCCTTGTGATATAATTTTCCAAATGAGATTCCACCTCGAATCCAAATATTTTCATAAGAAAATTCAATACAAAGATATATTATATCTTCTAAAATAGGATATACGATGCCGGGCTTAATAGAAGAATATGATATTATAATACTGTCAGAAAAAATAGAAACTTGTCTGTCAGATTTAGTAAGCAGAACATCATCTGTTTTTATTTCTTGAATTCGATTTAATATTTTATTTATTTTTTCCAATAAGTTTGGATTATTTTCAGACTTCATAACCATATTTTTGAATCCTAATATATCAAGAAATATAACGTATCTATCTTCATAATTCATGTTTATTCTCTCCTTGTATTTTTTATTTGATTGAAATGTTATTGTTTTCTCCCCCAAACTCTATGATAAGTTGTGTAGCTTCAGCTTTTAATTGAGATAATAAAGTTCCTATGAAAAAAAGAACATTTTCTTCTCCAAGTTGTTTTAGAAGTTTAGTTTCTTCTCCTAATTTTGTTAGAACATTTAAAGAACCAGAGTAATTCCTACTCATGAAATCAATAAAATATTTTTCTAAGTTTTCATAGTATAAAGAAACAACATTATTGAATTGTTCTTGATCCCCAGAATTTATAACTTCTTTGAATAAATTTTTTATATTTTTTTGTTCTTCATCAATCATCTTTGTCATATAAGATAAGGTTTGATGTTCAATATCGACATTGAGATTGTTTAATTTTATTCCAATTATCTTGACTGCCATTTGTAACATAACATATAGAAAATTAGTATTTTGAATAAATTTATTTATTTTTTCTTTCTTTTTATTTGTTCCATATAGAAAAACATGATCTATTGAAATTTTAATAAGCTGTATTGCAGTTTTTAAGATATTTTGATTTACTTCTTCTTCTCCATAAGTTGCTATAATATTTTCTAAGTGCATTTCCATTCCATGGGTTCCATCTCTCCATGCTTTTTTTCCTTGTTGCATATTACTTATTGCAACTCCTCCCATACGGATGCCTGCTTCAATATATATATCATAATCCTTTTTTCTTGGCTTTATAGTTTTTGAAAGATATGTTATAGAAGTTTCGTTAATAATCTCTATAATATTTTTATTTTCTAATGTTGAAAGCATATTTAATCGTTGTATTAGATCGTTATTTTGCTGTATTTGAATAATAGTTTTTTCAATATAATCATTCATTTTATTTTACCTCCGCATCAATTATGTCATTTTCTATTTTAGTATTTTCACCATATAGTTTTAATTTATCACCAATGGCTATTAAATTATCTCCAACCTTGTAAAGTCCACGTTTTATTTTAATATTTTCTTGAATACTATTTATTTCTAGTAGTATTTCTAATTCTGAAAAAATTTTGCTGACTTCATCACTGAGTTTCCACATCAAAGGAATAATTTTGGTTGTAGTATCGAAATCACTTTTAAAAGAATTTATCCGAAGAATATCATTATATTTTTTTGGTTTATCAGATAATAATGATTTTAAAGTTTCTAATTTTTGTATTTCATTTTTCAGTTTTTCATTTTCTGCAAATAAAGTTGCTATAACATCATACATTTTGTCATTTTTTTTCGAATGCTTATCTTTTTCTTCAATAATACCTATTTCAATGAGTTTTTTTTGTACTTTATATGGGATTGTTCCACTCTTACAAAAATATCTTTTTAAAGTTTCAACTTTAATATCTAAAATTTTTGATAGTTCTTCTAGTGTGATATTTTTATCAACTAAAATTTTTTTCAATTCAGGGTTCATCTATATCACCTCCTAGATATAGGATAATCTTTTTTTAGAAAAAAATCAAGATATTTTTATCTGAAAAAATCTACCTTATTTTTATTATAAACATTGAAAATAAATATAAAAATAAAATAAAAAACAGATTTTTTGATTAAAAAAAATCTGTTTTATTCACTGAAAGTAATATAAAAAAAGAATGGAATTTCTATTGTTCCATTCCTTCTAAATTTTCATATAGATAATAAATCTGTATCCATTTATAAAAACAATCTTATCAATAATTAGAGAGAAGAATTGATTCATTTTATCTTTATCTTCTTCTTTTTTTATTTTTTCCAAATATTTTAGAATAATTTTTTTATTGCTAACTGATGAATCAACGTGAAGAGATTTTGCATTTAGTTTTTCAATTTCGGAAGTTGCGAACTTTACTTTTTCAGACAATTCACTATTCAATTTGTCATATAGTTCTTCTGATATTTGTTCTGAGATATACTTCCTGGTTAAATTTTCTATTTGAGTTTTTAAAGAAGTTAGATTTTTTTTATAAAAAACAATTCTTTCTTCTAGTTCTTTTTTTTGAGAATCAATAGTATCTAAATCAAGTTGATTAAGGATATTTTCTATTGACTCTATGACATCAACTAGAACTTCATCTTCATAGATTACTCGTAAACAGTTATGAACACATCTATAAGTTCTACGACCATAGCCGATAGCCGGGTAAAGCTTGTTTCCACAATTACAGTATAGTAAATTTCTAAAAATAGCAGGATAGGTAAATCTTGTAGTAGATGTATTTTTTATCATGGTGTTGGCAATATGGAAAGTTTCTTCTGAAATAATTTTTTCATGAATTCCATCAAAAACTTCATATTCTTTTGATTCTATTTTCTTTTTATTTTCAACTCTCACTTGATGATACTTTAATTTTCCAGCATAGACAGGATTGGATAACATTCTTCTTATTTGACGTGGTTCAAAGTCATACATTGCTGCTATTTTTGAACTTGGCATGCCTTCTAAATAAAGTCTATATATCTCTCTTACTATGATAGCCTTTTCTTCATCAATAAATAATTCTTTGTTTTTTAAACGGTATCCAAATGGAGCAGGTCCACCTGTCCATCTACCACTTTGACAAATTTCTCTCATCCTGTCACGAACTCTTCTAGCAGTTTTTCTCCCCTCTCTAGCATCTAGTAAATTTAGTAAGCCTTCTAAGAAGAGATCATCTTCGTTATTTGGATCTACCCAGCCGTGGCTCATATTATAAACTTTTACACCGTAGTCTTTAAAGATTTTATATAGGATATGATGCTCTAATTCATCTCTTCCGAGTCTTGCACTTTCATAAGTAATAACTACATTGATTTTTCTAGATTTTATATCATTAACTAGGTTTATATATTCTGTTCTATCGTTAGAATAGCCTGTTTTTACATCTTTGTATATTTTATATTCTTGAAAACCAAGTTTAATAGCTTGTCTTTCACACAGTGAAACTAGGCTATCAATGTCTTGTTTTTCTGTTGACTCTCTGCAATAGATAGCCACTTTTTTCATCTGTCATCTCCCTTCCAAAACAGTATATCCAAGTTTTCTTAAATTATTGCACATTGGTTTATATGTACAATCTTCATAGTTAAATATCTCTTTTTCAATAGCATCGTAAATTTTTCTTTGTTCTTTTTTATTTTCGGTTATTTTTCTCAATGTATTTTGAATAGCACGTTCTTTATTTTTCACAGTCCTCATGTTAGGATAAACATTGTCTAACTCTTCAAAGACTTCTAAACAAAGAATAGCTATTCTTTTAATTTGGCTCATGTAAATTTCTTTCATAATTCTACCTTCTTCATTTTTTTATTTTTTTAAAGCTATATTTTCTTTTAATGTTGCCCAGTATCGTAGAGAAGATAATCTCCACATTTCCCAAACAATTTCTTCAGACACTTTCTGCACATCTTTATTTATGTGTGCTTTTCTGAATTCTTTTACAATATATTGAAATTCTTTTTTTGATTCATAAAAATGATAAACTGTAACTTCTTTATATTCTACAGTCCAAATTCCAAAATTTTTTGGGATAATTTCTTCTGCTTTTTCTAAAATTTCTTGAGGGATACAGAATATAACTTTTTTCAACCTATCATCATTGTGACCATGCTTCTTTTTTAAATCTGCTTTTATATCTGCGATGGACACTTTAATCTCAATTTCTGTTAAGTAATTATTTTTACTACAAAGAAGCATATCACATTCGTGATTGACAATATATCCTCTTTGGACTCGAGGAAGAATTGCTTTATTCTTTTTAAAACAATAATGAAATAAAGCAAGCTCTATTTCTGCTGTTAGCATTTTCATCTTTACTCCTTTTTCATATTTAATGCGTCAAAATCACCATTTTCATAAATATTCCCCAGTATTTCGATTGTCGCCATTTCTTGAAATAACAGGACACTAGTATATCCATTATCTATAAGAAAAGATCCATCATTAAATACAACTTCTCCTATCATTTCACTTTCTCCGAGCGTAGAAGGAGTTATAGAAACAATATCTCCTTCATAAATTTCTTTTTCATTTTTGTCTTTCACTTCTGTATATTGCATAACCTCAAAACATCTCTGTTCTGGAGTTCCCGGAAAAATTTCCCAAGCAGGTAAAGAAAAAATATCTCCCCATGTTCTCATTTTTCTACTAAGAATATCCCAAATTCTAAATTTATATTCTCTATTTCTCATTCCAACACCACCTCGCACCATTTTTTAAATATTGTAAGTCCCAATTTATCTATATATTATTTATATTTTTCATAGGTTTTGATTCCATAATGTTTTATAAAACCTTCTTTTTTAAAAAGACATTTCATCACTCATCATCTCCTAGCCATTACTCTCAATGTACATAATCTTCCAGAATTTAGCTTCATCTAATGTTTCAAAGGTATTTGGTGAAGTTTCTATATAAAATTCTCCATTCTCATCTATTTCGAATCTTATAGATTTCTGATCTATTTCGAGCCTTACGAAAAGCTCTTCTTTATCTTCTTCAAAATGCTCTAAATCTATATCAACGTTTTTACGAATGTCAGAAATTCCATTTACATAATATTTAATATTTTCTGCGAGTTCGTTTATTTTTTCTAACTTATTCATTTTCATTTATTCCTCCTCTACCCAGTCAGCTATTTCTTGAATATTAGATTTAAATGTATATTTTTTCGCTGTATTATTGCAACACTCACAAATGGCTTTGTACTTTAAGTCACTCCATAAGTTTATTATTTTTTTCTCCTGTTTTATCATATTCAAAACTTTCGGAGCCTTTTACTTTTTCAGAAATGTGGTAGCTACCGCATTTTTTGCATTTCCACATGCTTCCCTCCTAAGTTAATTTTTTTCTTTCTAAAATTTCTTTTCCTTCTTTGTAACCTTGCATAAAGCTCTCCAAATCAAAGTTTTTTGCTTTTTTGTCTAAATAATGGTTTCTTAAACTTTTACGAAATTTTTGCTTTTCATAGTAATCAATAACATCTTTTTGAAGAACAACCATAAGAGCTTTTGTTCGCAAACTCATATGCTCATGAATACCGAATAAAAAGCCTTGAATGAACGACTTATAAATTCCAACCGCAGATCCAAATTTTTTCCTGAATTTGTATACTTTTTGATTAGCTAAAAAATCTCCAGTTTCAAACAAAAATGTAAAAACTTCTTCTAAGACAATTAAGTCTTTGATTTCTCCAAAGAAATGAATTTCTTTTAAATTTGGATTATAAGCAGAGAAACAACGAAAATTACTTGACAATTCTCCCGATAAATCTATTTGCCATGATTTCCATTTTTTCAATTTCACAATTTTTTTAGTAATTTCACGATTATCATTTTCATTCCAAATTCCTAGTTCTATGTTATATTTTGTAATCAATTCTTGAGCTTTTGCCGCAGCAAGAATAGCTTCTTCTTGATTGGGATTATTTTGTGACAATCTTAGAAGTTTCTTTACTTTTTCTCTTAAAATATCCAATTTATTTTCCATATATTATCCTTAGTCTTTATAAAAATGATAAGATACATAAATCCAAGTCTTTGATCCAGCAATATCCATCATCAGTAATCTGTATCCTTTTTTCTGATATTCTAAGAGCAAAGATTCCGCATCTTTTTCAATAGAAATATTGCTATTTCTCAAAGCTAAATAACTTTTTACAATAATCTTATCTTCAGAAGAAAAACTATAAAAAGACATGAAGAAAAATAGGCACAGTATTATTTTTTGCATTGATTACCTCCAGATAGAAGCACAGCTATGCAGCTATGCTTCTTGATATTTATTAAGCTACATTTAATTCCGCTTTTGCAATCTCTAATAACGTTTTTAAAATAATTTGTTTTTCTTGTTCTGTTGCTTTTTCATTTCTTATTACAGTCATAAAATAGCCTCCTTCTTAGGATTGAAATTTTCTAAAAAAGTATAAAGCTTTCCAAAATTCTGCTTCTGTCATTTCTTGAAAATCAAAGTCAGAAGCTTCCTCACATGTAGTTATAAGTACAGTGTTATCTCCATTTACTTTAAATGGAATAGAAACACCGTCTATAATCATATCTATAGACAAAGTTTGCGATACTCTATCATAATCTGCATAGTCATCATCAAATTCAAATTTTTCTTCAAATGGCTCTCTTATAAACGGCAAAATTCTATTTTTTAAGATTTCTATTTTTCTAAATGCTTCTGCTTGAATTTTAATTTCCATAGCGTTCACCTCTCCAAAATCTTTTCCATAATTTTTTTAAATATTGAAATAATGTTTGTTCCTCATAAAAATAAGATCCTATTTTTTTCATAGCAACTCCTTATAACATCTCATCAATCGTATGTTGATTTTCATCATCTGTTTTTGACATATCATATCTTCGATATTTGAGCAATTCTTGTAACTCTTTGATATATTCTCTTAATTCGTTTTTAAAGTTGTCAATTTCTTCATCCGGGATTTTCTTTAATCTCTTTTCTATTTTCTGTACTTTTTTGAAATTAAAATATTTTTGTCCGGGTTTTTTAAATTCTAATGAGTTATTCTCCATCACCGGCTCTAGTATTTGCTTGATGTCTTGAGCTTTTGTGACATCTCCTTGTAAAATAGCTAGAGTGTCATCGTACAATACATCTTTATGCGTCAAAATTTTAATCGCTTGGTCACTTAAGGAAAAAATCTTATCTTTGTATTCTTTAAAGCTTTTAAATAAATTCCAACGCTTCAGCATGACAGAAACCATGTCTTTGCTTAGCCCTGCAGCTTCATACCATGCCATGAAGCTATTAGTAGCCTTTAGTGTTGTTTCTATGACAGATAAAGCTTCACACATAGAGTACATATTTTTTCTGTATTTTCTGAAACTATTGAAAAAGATATTTTCTTGCTCAGAAACAGTAGCAATATCCACTTCACTGATTTCGTAACTTTTGAAATCAAATGTGCTTTTTTGAGAATGCTTTTGAATCTCCCTTTGAAATGCAGTCATAATATCATTCATCTTCAATCACATCCCAAACATCTCGAAAAATACTTTTCATAAAGTCTAAATGTTTTGATTTACTTTCGAAAACGGTTTTTCCTTTTTCAATCAATTTTCCAATCACACTACTTTGAGCAATTGGAATTGTGAGTAAAATTCCACTTCCCTTTAAGTTATTTTTTAAGTTTTCATAGTATAGCCTTTCAAGCTTTGTTCTACCTGCTCGATTCGGAATAATCGCTCTGACTTTGTTAAAATCGACATTTTTCAACATTGAAAGTACTGAGTCGGTTGTGATGGAATCCAAGAATGTCGGAATGATAATATCATCTGCTACTTCCATAAACTCATTGTCCAGATACATCACCGGAGATCCGTCAATCACGATATAATCAAAGTTAAATTCTTTCCTTATCATAGCAATATATTTTTTAAAATTTTCTTTATCTGTGCTTTTTAAATGGCTGCCTTTTAAAGGGAGAAAAAACAAATTTTCTTTTAATTGATACCAAATTGGATTTTCCCCCCTAATAGCATCTTCTAATCCTTTCATTTTCGATTTTTGAGGTTTTTTATAACCTGCAAAATTGAAAATGTTGTTTTGTGAATCGCTGGTAAGAATTAAGACAAGGTTTCCACTATATGCTTGATAGGCTGCAAGTTGTAAAGCTAACCATGACTTTCCAACTCCGCCTTTATTATTTTTGACTAATACAATTCTTTCCATGCTCGCCTCCTATTTATTTTTTTCTTTGAAAATAGATTAAAGAGTTATTCAGATTTTTTATTTTCCATTCTTCTTTGAAAAGAAAACTCAATGGAATTTCTAGTTTTGTTTTCTTGTTTTCTAAAATCCAAAGACCACATTTTTGCCTTTTGACAACTCCTGAAACTCTTCTTTCTTCCCCTAGTGTTGCAATTAAGAAATCACCTTTAAAAATTGCTCTATATTTATCATTTTCTAAAACAGTGTATGGACTTCTTTCCAGGATAGAAACCTCACAAAAATGAAAATTTTTCAATTCTTTTTCCTTATCAAATACTGTAATTTGTTGTGATTCCCAATTCATAATTGCCACTTTGTACATTCTTTTTTCTGTTTTATGATATGCTTTGATTCTTAACAATTTAATCACTCCTATTTTCTACAAAATATATATTTTTCCGGACCCGGAAAATCCTTTTTTTTAATTATTCCAAATTTCAATAAAGCTAATTCATAACGTAATTTTCCATAATTTCTACAAACCATATATGGTTCCGGATCCATATCTAATTCTTGAAAAATTTTGTATATTTTGTTCCATTCATGTAGTGGCATACCAATTTTTATGACTTCACTAGACATGTGATTCCTCCTTTCCCTTCCAGCAGAGAATTTGTAACATCTGCCTTGGTCTCAATGTTGTTTTCTTCATGCTTGGACACATAGTTTGTAATCCATGCGATTGTTTTTTGTTCGTTGCCAATGTACACAATATTCTCGGAGTGATTGATTCCATAAAATTTAGTTGGAATATTCGTATTTTGGCGAGTTGCATAAGCAATATACAATTTTTCAAATTTGAATTTCATAAAATCTTCAAAGTCTTTTTCCAGCATAGACCCTACTTTACACCAACCGCCTAAATCTCTGATAAGAAGATGTAGGACTGGGTCATCAAAGGCGACTGTCTCATAAGTTCCAATTTGACAAAGAGCATTTTTTAATTTTATCTTTGCTTCGGAAGCCCTAACCAGTAAGTCATTTTCACGATTTTCTAAGCAGTAATTACGAATTTCTGCAGGAGAAGGAATGTTTGTATATACTCTCTCTTGCATAAGGCGTGTAATACCGGATATGAAGTTTTTATCCGGAATATCTTCCAGCAATCTGAAATAGATGTCTATTTGTGATTTTGTCATTTGTTTACAAAGAACAGTTTCTACAATTGTCATTCCTTGTAAAAAAGTTTTTAGTATCATGAAGACCCTCCAGCTTTTAATTCTTTCAACATTTGTAAAGCGGTGCTTTCAAATTCTTCCCCTTGTTTTGCTTTCAGTTGCTTATTTCGATACAATCCATTTTTCATCTTGTCATAAATGTCAAGTTTTAAGAAAGAGCGTAATGTCATTTCATATTCCCCTTTGACATCTCCGAGCAGAAATGAGCTCCTGTAAATCTCATACAACGGATTTAAGTCTAGTTCTTGACACTTGATAGAAATATCAAGAACACTTTGAGGATTGATATTTACTTGCTTGAAGCGATGACAAAGATATTGAAAATATGATTGCATTGCTTCTTTTGAAAAATGTTGTGATATTGTTCCCATATCTCTATCTATCTCTAACTCTATCTCTCTATCTTTCTCTATCTCTTTCTCTATCTCTACGTTACCAATTTGTTGCAAGTTGTTGCATTGTGTTGCAGCAGTGTTGCATTGCAACGCTTTCTTTGACTTCCTTGATTTCCTACTCCTCAATGTACTGGCACTTTCACTACCTGTAACATCTAAAACTTGAGGGAGAAAATATTCATCACTTGAGACCAATTCCATCAATCCGTTTTTTTCTAGGTAACTTAGAGTGACACTAACATTTTCTTCACTCTCATCTAACTCTAAAGCCATTTCAGAAGAAAAATTATCCTCTACTCCTTCAAAAAATAATTTTCCTTCGTTTTTCATTGCTAAGAGTTGTAATTTTAGATATATGATTGTGTAAGTATCTCCACCTGCTATTTTTCTTAATTTTTTTATGACTCTTTGTTCAAAGAAATCTTCTTTCAACTTGAGCCAGTAATATCTTTTCGTCATAGTTTGCTCCTTGTAAAAAATGATTGAAATTTAAAAGAAAATAAATATAATATAAGTATTACAGTGTTTAATAAAGGGGGTATTTTATGGATGTTTTTACTTTAAAATTACTAATTATCTTTTTTCCCGGTATTGTAGGTGTTATTGTGATTAACTATGCTATCAAAAGTGATAAGAAGCTAGAGGTTGCAGAAGGAATTGCTTATTCCTTTGTACTCGGTCTTTTATCCTATTTGTATGCATATATTTTTAAAATCAATGATATTTTTTCTCAAATTAACAGTGAAAAGTTTGAAATATCCGGTATAGATATTTTGGCAACACTAGGTTTATCGCTTGGATTTTCAATTCTTCTTATCCTTGTGATAAAAAAGGAACTTTTTCATTGTCTTTTGAGAAAATTAAAGATTTCTACTACCACAGGAAACAAGTATATTTTGAAAAATATTATTTCTACCAAAGATTCAAATCTGAATTATTTACAAAGTCATTTGGTATGTATTCGTTATCAAAACAAGAAACTGAACTACGTTGGCTGTATACAAACTGTTGATATTCTCAATGATTCTTATATTGAAATGTTGCTAAAAAATGTTATTGTTACCACAGAGGATGGAAATTATGAGTTAGAAGCTCTCTATCTCTGTGAAAAAACAGAAAACTTTGTAATTGAGTATATAAAGAAATAATTTTTTCAGGAAAGGAGGGATTCTATGCCTGACAAGAAAGAACCGATATGGCAACCATCAAATGAGTCGGAAGTTGCAACCATAACTCCTTCGACTCCAAGACCTCGGCACCAACTCCAAAGAAATAAAATCTCCCCCTTTATAAAACGCTGTAATACTTAAAACATTATTTTATTTTTTAATTCTACTAATTCTACTTTTTAATATGCTTGTAGGCATTGTTGCTGCTCTAACTTTGATAAATTCTTTTAGCATTTCTTCTTTTCTTTCTCCTAGGATTCCTAAACTTTCTAATTTTTCATTCAATAATTCAATTTCTTTCAATAATTTTTCCATTTCAACCATCCTTTTTTATTTTTTATGTTTTAATAATTTTTTCTTTTTCTTTGGTTGTACTTCTCCGGTATCTGCTTCAATGACATCTTCTTCAGTAACTTGATTTTCAAAGATGTGTTTTAATCTTTCATAAAATTTTGCTGTAACAGAAAGAGAAACAGGTTCTACTTTCCAACCATATCCAAAAGCAGCGATGTTGTCTGCTACTGTATTTTCCGCTTCAAAGTTGCTAGTATAAGCAGACATACACATTCCCTCCGGATTAAAAACCAGATAAACTGTGATTGGATAACTCATTCCACATCACCTAAAATAAGCTCTTTTAATTTTGGAGAAGATAAGATAATATCTTCTAATTCCTTGAATGTGATGTTTCCAAAATAGCCGATAACCTTTTTTAATTGTGATAACTTCATAAAAATACCTCCTAATTTTTTAATTTTTCATTGTAAAATATAAAATTATTTGGTATACTTTAAATACACAGAGTTAGGAGTGAGATAGTAAATAACTATCTTTCTCTATGAATTGAGCCTTGGTCAGAAGGCTCTTTTCTTTTTTTGCTAATCTTTCCATAATGACTTCAACTCTTCCTTTAAAAATTCAATCATTTTTCTTCCTAATACAAACCAAGTTAGCAAGTAGAATAATAAATTAAAGCAGAAACAAGCAGTAATCATTATCAGAAATGGAACGACCAAATCCACCCTCTCCTTTTATTTTCGTATACCTCAGACTAGAATTTTTACTATAGGCATCATCTCCTTCTTTAAAATTTAAAAAGTTTTTATAATAATTGTTTATGATATTATAAAGTCATTTGTTAACCTTACGATGTCATAATAATATATTAAAATGACATTGTCAAGTAATTTTTGATTATTATAGTAACCGTTTAGGACTTGAAAAACTATTTTAAATATATTAAAATAGCAATATATAACATTTTAAAAGGAGGTAATATATTGTTAAAAATTAAAATTGGTTATCTAATGGTTGATAACAAAATTAAAAGTAACGCTGAATTGTCAAGAAGAACAAATATTAATAAAAATACTTTAAAAAAATTGATTGACAATAATAGAGCTGAAACATTAACCCTTGAAAATCTTTTAAAATTATGCGATTTTTTTAACTGTAAGCTCTCAGATTTAATCGAATACTTCCCAGATGAGCAGCCATTGAATGAATAACTTTAAATTCTCAAGAGTACAGCCCATAAACTTCATTCAATCTGGCAGGATTTTTTTTGAAAGTTTCTTATGAGCCATACTATTCAGAATTTAAAAAAAGAGGTGGGATAATGCATATCAATGAGAATGTTGGAAAATATAGATTAAAATCAGCAATATGTAAAAAAGGTCATATTCAAATTTCTACGTTAGATGAAGATGAAAGTTGTGAAAACCATTTTTGTCCTTTATGTGGTAGTGAAGTCGTTGAAAATTGCTTTTTTTGTGCTTCTCCAATCCCCGGAGGATATGCAAAAATTACATCAGAGTTACAAAACTTTATAACTGGGGAAAGGATGGAAAGAATAACAAAATATAAAAATATAGAAATACCAAATTATTGTTATCAATGTGGAAAACCATATCCATGGACAGAAAAATTTTTAAAAGATTATAGGGAACTTCTTGAATTGAATCTTGAATCAGAAGTTGAATTACAAGATAAGATTTATAATGCAACAGTGGAAGTACTTCAAAATCAGTCGGATATAAAAAATATTTCTGTGCAATTATTAAAATCTTATCTTAATAAAACAACAAGAGTAACTAAAGAACTTTTGCTCAACACACTATCAACTATTTGTTCTGAAAGTCTAATAAATTTTCTTGGTAAGATTTGATAGCATTATTTGTTATTTCTTTTACTCTTTGATTGATGAAAAATGTCATTAAAAAGAAGAATAAAAAATTTGTAAAAAATGTCACTATTATAACAGTTAATAAAATAAGTAAATAAAATTGCATAACATCAACTCCCTTTTTATTTTTTTAGATGAGGAATAAGAATTTCTTATTCCTCAAACATTTTTAAAACTATCTCTAATTCCCTAACCCGAGTTTCAGCCATTTCCAATTCCTGTTTGGCTCTCTTTTTTTCTTCTCCAAATGCATTGTCATATTTCTTGAACACTTCTATAAATTGATTTTTCCTTTTTTCTAATTGTTCTTCGATTTTTTCTTTGATTTCCATATATCCTCCTAGTTAGTTAAAAATTACTTACAATCTATTGAAAAATTTTTTTATAATCAAATTCTAAACAATCACACCACTCTCTTAAAAGTCTAATAGAAGGTTCTTTTCCTTCTTTCCAGCGTTTCAAATGTCTGAATACAGTTTGCCTTTGAACTCCAAGTTTATCTGCTAATTCGGCTTGTGAAATATTTTTTGATTTCATAATTTCTTCTATTTTGAATCCAATATTCATGTTTCCTCCTCTCTGTCTGTTGCGTAAGAATAATCTTACTATTGTTGTAAGTATAGCTTATCTTCAATTAGATGTCAAGAAATTCTTACGCTTTTTATAAAAAATGTATTTTTTTTCTTACGAATATTGTAATATATAAGAAAAAATAAAAGTAAAAAAGGGGGAGAATAATGACAATTGGGGAGTTTTTAAAGCAAAAAAGAGAAGAAAGAAAATTATCCTTGAGACAACTGGCATACAAAGTAAATATGTCACATACTAATATTTCTGATGTTGAAAAGGGAAATATCAGAAAAGAGGAAAGTATTTTTAGAATATTAGCGGCATTAAACCTTTCTGAAGAAGAAAAAAATGAGGCGATTCAATTATTGAGAGAGAATACTCCTGAGGAGCTTAGAGAAGGAGTTACAGATATTGAAAAAAAATGGATTTATTCATTCATAGGAAACATTGAACATAACTATGGAAATGTTGCAAAAAATATTGAGAATCACTATAGTTCTACCCAAAAAGATTTATTATCTGATTTAACAGAAGAAGAAAAAAAGGATGTGGAAAGATACATAGAATTTTTGAAATCAAAGAGGAGGCAATAGTCATGATTCAGTATAATATAGAGAATAATTATGGAAATATTGCTGAAAAGGTCAATAATTATTATTTAGAACAAGAAAATTTAGAGCAAATTATTGAAAAAATTCAAGTATATTTAGAAAGATTTCAAGAGGAAGTAGTTCCGGAAAATATTCGTTATAAAATTTATGACTTAGCCATAGACGCAATTTCTTATAGATGTTGTACTGATGAGCAGTTGCAATATTTATATGCTGTTCTGGGAGAAGTTTGTGACAATTTCGAGGATCGGTTGAAATATTATAAAAAAGCTTTCAAGGAAATTAGAGGAAATGAATTTAGTAAGACAATATACAGAGAATATATTAGAACATTATTATTACATTTTTTGCAAAATTTAGGAAATATTTTTCGATATTAAATAAAAAACGAAAAAACCTTGACTTTTTATAACTTAAAAGTTATAATTTGGATATAAACAAGGAGGGAAAAAGAGTTGCATAACATATATTTTTATAAAGATAAAAATGGAAAACAGTTAGTACTTGAATATATCCAAGAATTAGCAAAGAAAAAAGATAAAGATAGTAGGATTAAGTTGAATAAAATAAATGACTATATACAAATTTTATCACAATATGGAACACGAGCAGGGGAACCTTATATTAAGCATCTTGATGGGGAAATTTGGGAGCTTAGACCTCTTAGAGATAGAATATTATTTGTGGCTTGGATAAATGGAGATTATATATTATTGCATTCTTTTATGAAGACAACACAAAAAACTCCAGTAAAAGAGATTGAAAAAGCGAAGAAAGAATTAAAGGATTTAATAGAGAGAGGTGGTATATATGAGTAAAGCGATTGGTAGAAGTTGGGATGAAGTGAGAAAAGAACTATTTACTCCAGAAGAAATTTTGGAAAGCGATTTAAGGGTATCTATTATAGGAGAGTTAATTAAGGCAAGGGAAGAAAAAGGAATTACTCAAAAAAAACTGGAGGAAATATCAGGGGTAAAACAACCGGTAATAGCTAGGTTGGAAACAGGGAAGAGTAATCCACAGTTAAGTACAATATTAAAGATATTGGCTTCTTTGGGAAAGACACTTGCAATTGTTCCCATGGAATTAGAGAGTAATATAAATTTGAACTCTTAATAAATTTCTTAACTATAGATTTTCATAGTCCAGTTTTTAGTAAATTTCTTAACTATAAATTTTTATAGTCCAGTTTTTAATAAATTTCTTAACTATAATTTTTTAAGGTTATAGATGTGTTGCCACATGTCTATAGCCTTTTTTTATTTGTAAGAAAAAAATAATGGTTGCTTTTTTATTTTTTTTATGTTATTAGTTATTGTAAGATTAAACTTACTTAAAAGTAAGATAAAAAATACAAAAGGAGGAACATTTATTGGATATAGGACTTCACTGGATGATTCGAGTACAGGATGGAGAAAAAATAGTAAATGGAATCTCCTGTAAGAATATCATCTTTAAACAAAGTTTTTATAGAAAGAAAAATATGCTTCTTGAATTGGAAAAAGTAAAGAAAAAATATCAAAATAAAGAGATTAAGATATTTCAAAAAATAAATTCTACGTGGTGTGAATATCCGGATGTATGACTATACCGACGGCATTTACATTGGGAGAGTGTATTGTAAATGTTCTAAATTTCTCTTTAAATACAAGGGCAATAAGATTGAAGTTGGAAAAATAAAAACAGAAGTGGATCTAAATAAAGAGATTTTAATCTTGACTTGTCCTGAGTGCGGCGAAAAAACAGAAATACCATTGATTCCAAGAAAAAAGAAATAGGGAAAATATGTATGGATTAGACAGAGCTTGTATTTTCGTCGAAGTAGAAACCGATATTTATTTTATTAAATCCAAAATAGAAAGTATATTTCCAAATAGTATCTCAGAAAATACATCAAGAAAAACAAAAACATACAATATTAGTCAAAAAAATATAAACACAATCAAAGTAGAAGAAAGCTACAGAGGGGCAACTCTAAGAAAAGCAATTATTCGGATAGACTTTTCTTATCCGAGAGCAAAAAATCAAGATAATATTTTTCCGGTCACGACAGAACTGGAGAAAAAAGAAACAGAGGAAAACTTATTACAAATCATCAATCAATTGATTGATGAACCTATTCAGTTGGAAAGATTAAAATATGATTTCTTGGAGTTTTGTATCCAAGAAAAAGTGGGGGCTTTTTATAAATATCATAACATTATTTCCTTTTTTTATAGAGCATTGGCTAGGAAGTATGAGGATATTAACAAAGTTCAGTATTACAATTTTAACACAAAAGAAGAAAAACATTATACCACAGGTTTTATTTTTCAGCCATATGCAGGTTGGAAACTAAGGCTGTACAGCAAAGGGCATGAGCATAATCGGAATCATGAGACAAAAGTTCGTGGTGCAATCTTACGATTAGAGCACCGACTCTCGAAAACAGTTATAAAATCATTAGTAAATACCATATATATTCAAGAAATCACAATAGAAAAACTAAAGGAAAAAATTTCAGAAAAAATAAGCAGACAACTCTATGAAATTATCGTGGAAGAAATTTGTTATTCTCACGATGTGTTAGTCAAAGTGTTACAAAATTTTAAATCCAGAGAATTATCCGGAATCATTCGAGACAATCAAGAATGGATTTTAGATGAAAAAATCGTGGATGATATTATTAGTAACACATCTTCAAAATCTTACCCGCAAATAAAAAGATACAGGACTAGGGTAAGAACTATCCTACTAGAATCTCAAGCAAGAGCTTCTCCAAAAAGAAATTTTTTTGGAAATATAGAAAGGCTTGAGAACTTTCTTAACAATCTGCTATTCATACCATGTAAAGTTGAATGCAATAATCAAAAGCATTTAACCTTCTTTTTTACAAAAAAGTATCATAATTATGAGCCTTTTTTGACAATTCCAAAATAAAAAAGTCTTTATTTTCAATGAAAAAATAAATTTCCTCGCGTGATAACAATATATGGCACAGCAATCCTGAAAGTGATTTTGAATTTTTGTATTTTTAATATGCAAAAGATAAGAACAATTTAGAACCTGCAGGAGGTGGTTATGGAGATTATCAAGTTAAATATTCATGATATTGAAAAAGACAATACCAATCCCAGAAAAGTGACAGAGGCACAGAAAGCACTTTATAGAAAGCTGATTAGTAAGTTTGGGATGATTTTGCCTGTCGTGATTGACAATAACAATAAAAGTATGTTTGATGATGCTAAGCTAGAAGTAGCAGAAGAGCTAGGAATCCAAGAGATAAATTGCGTAAGAGTTACAGACTTATCTCCGGAGGAATTTCAAACCATTCGAATAGCGGAAGTCCATGCTTTAGAGCTTGGAGAATGGGATTATAACTTATTACTCAAAGAGTTAGAAAAGTTAGGACAAGAGTTTGCTGAATTGACCGGATTTGATTTTGAAGAAATAAAAGCGAAAATAGAGGAAGAATTAGATAATTTGGAAGACATTGAGGAAATAGAAACTCCGGAAATACAGGGAGAACCTTATAGCAGAAGAGGAGATATTTATTTGCTAGGAATTCATAGATTGATGTGTGGAGATTCTACAAACATGGAAGATGTTAAAACGCTCATGAATGGAGAATTAGCAAATCTGATGGTAACGGACCCGCCATATAATATCGACTATGAGAGTGAAAACGGCTTAAAAATTCAAAATGATAATTTGAGTAAAGAAGAATTTTATCAATTTTTGCTAAATACTTACTTAAATGCCAAAGAAATCTTAGAACAAGGGGCAGCATTTTATATTTTTTATGCAGAAACCGAAGCAATAAACTTTAGAGCTGCATTAGCACAAGCAGGATTGAAATATTCACAAACACTTATTTGGGAAAAGAATGGCTTCAATTTATCAAGGCAGGATTATAATTGGCGACATGAACCATGCTTATACGGTTGGAAATTAGGAAAAGCACATTACTTTATCCATGATTTTACTCAAGATACCGTTATCAATTCTATAGAGAATTTTAAAAAGATGACAAAACAGGAGTTGTTGGAGTTCATTGAGAAAAATTTGAATACAACTCCACAAACCGTTATCAAAGAAAATAAACCATTAAGGAATGATGTGCATCCTACGATGAAGCCGATTCATCTAATTGCAAGATTGATTTCAAACTCCAGTAAAAAAGGTTGGAATGTGCTTGATTTATTCGGAGGAAGTGGAAGTACTTTAATAGCAGCGGAACAATTGGAGAGAAGAGCATTTCTCATGGAATTTGATGAGAAATATGTGGATGTTATCGTTAAGAGATATGCTTCTATGGGAAAAGATAATATTTCATTGATTCGAGATGAAAAAGAATATTCATGGGAAGAAATCCAAGAAAACTTTAGATAAACGGGAGGTTGGATATGGAGAACTTACATGAAAAGCAAATTCAAGTCTTAGAACTCTATATTCAACTGGAGTATGCAAAGTTTGGGAAAACAAAAAAAGAAAAATATCAGGAAATACATAGAACTACCAAGATAGCTACAAATACAATCATATCTTGGATAAGGCGTTACGTAGAAGAGTATAGAGAAATTCGTGAAGAAATAGAATGTAAAAAATATGCAAAAATATGCGACTTTAAGGGGTTGACAGAAAAAGAAAGTAAATATATTTGGTTTCGACTGTCCGGATTTGGAAAAGAAGAATCAAAGATAAAAGCAGGATACAGTGCAAAGACAAAAGCGGCTAACATAGAGAGGAGTCCAAGGGTTGCGATGACGATGTTGGAAATAAGAGCTATGTTAATTACAGATATAAAGATGGGACCTATGCAAATCATTCGAGAGCATTGGAACACAGTGCAGGAAGTAAATAAAAAAATAGAAGAGATTGAGTACATAGACACTGTAGGACCGGACGGACATAGCATTGAAAAAGCTGTAAGAAAAACAAAACCACTTGCAGCAAAGACACAGGCATTGAACTCTATAGCACGTATGCTTGGGTTTACTGTTGCTGATGAGCTGAAGATAATGGAAGCTCTGCAAGGAAAAACAGAAGATGACGTTGTGGTTGGAGAGGATGAACTACTCTAAGGTACTGTGACGGAAATAAAAAGCTTTGCGGGTGCGATTCGAGCTCGGGACTTTTTACATAACAAAATTTTCAATTCCCTTCCAAGTTCCGAGATTTTTAGAAGACTATATAGAATTTTTAGGAGAAAAAATGGAATTAAAAGAACTAACCCAAAACTTTATAAATATTTTTGGGCAATTAGAAGAATTTGGATTAGAAAAAATAACAAACTCTAATTGTGAAAAATTTTTGAATTTAATATCTGGAGATTTAGAAACGGATTACTTGCAAAAAATTTGGCAATTTTATATGGCAGATCGTGAGGATAAGAAACAAGACTTTACACCAGAAAGTTTATGTCAGTTAGTTTCTGAACTAACCAAGTCAAAGGATGAAGAATGGGTTTATGATATGTGTTCAGGTAGTGGAGCACTGACGATTCAAAAATGGGTTAGTAATAAAAATTTGAAATTTGTTTGCGAAGAGTTAGACGAAAAGATTATTCCATTTTTAATATTTAATTTAAAAATTAGAAATATAGAAGGATATGTAATAAATGGAAATGTTCTTACTGGAGAACATAAAGCAGTTTATAAGCTTGTAAAAGGAGAAAAATTTTCTAATATAGAACCTTGCATGTTCTTTGAATATCCTGGATTTGACACAGGAATTAGCAACCCTCCTTTTAATTTGAAAGGTGAATACAAAAAAGAAGTTGAACTTAAGAACATGAACTATGTTTTTGTTTTAAAAATGCTTGAAAAAGTAAATGGAAAAGTTGCATTTATTCTCCCCAACAGTGTTACTTGCTCAGAGGATGAAAAGTCCGCAAGAAAGTACTTGTTGGAAAATAAAAAAATAAGAGCAGTTATTGCAATGCCTGGGAAAATGTTTGAGAAAACACAAATTCCAACTACAATGCTATATTTTGAAAATGCCGATACTATTAGTTTTATTGATTGCAGAATTCAAAATTTTATTGTTGAAAAAAGAGAACAAAAAGGAGAATTACATACTAAAAATAGAGTTTATATTAAAGAACTAAATACTTTTTCAAAAGAAAATATAGAAGAAATTTTAACTGCTATTTTTGAAAAGAAAAAAATCATAGGCTTTTCTAAAACAGTAACAGCAAAAGAAATTGTAGATGATGAATGGAAAACTGGAATACATGTTGGTTGCATTGAAGAAGAAAAGAAAACAAGAAGTTATGAAGACATCTTGAATGATTTAAGAAGAGTAATGGAGCAAAAAAATCAAAACAAACTAACGATCAATGAAGTTTGGGCTAAAGAGCTTGGGTTTGTAGAAGTTTTTGAAAATGCTAATAAAGGAGACGAGGAAACAGAAGGGTTAAACGACACAATAAAAAATACTTTGAAATTAGATATAAACTTACCTAAGCAAGATTATATAAGGTTAACTAAGAGTAAGGAATTAAAGTGGGAGAATAAAGATAAAAAAGAATTAAGTTCAACAATAACACTAGCTCTTCAAACTTGGAAGACTATGTTGCATTTTTTAAATAAGGAAGAAAATAGATATTTGGTTGAATTGAGAGACAAACTGTTACCGGATTTGATGAATGGGGAAATAGATGTTAGTGGAATTAATATTCAAAGAAAGATAGGTGACAAGATGTGATATTGATAGCAGAAAAACAACTTGCAAAAGTTTTAAATATTACGGATAGGCGAGTTAGAGAATTATTCAAAGAAGAAAAAAACTTAGATGGAACTTATCCATTCGCAAGATGTGTTCAACTGTATATCCAGCAAACACGAGAAGGAAGCATTCATCAAGTAACTTTAAAAACTTTGTCTGAATTGATTGGAATATCAGAAAAGACTACAAGAAATTATGCCAATAAAGGTATTTTTAAGAAATTGGAGAATGGAAAATATGATATTCGTGATTGCTTAAGATCTTATTTGGATTCAAAAGATGAATGGAATCGAAAAAAGGAAATCGAAAGGCAAACAGCAGAGTTTAAGTTAAATATCATGAAGAAAAATTATCATGCAAATGAAAATGTAGAATACATTTTAACAGATATGTTAATTAAATTCAAAGCAAGATTATTAGGAACTGCGATTAAAATAGATGACACATTAGATGAGATAGAACCCCATGAAAGATTAAATTACTTAAAAAAAATATTGATAGACACTTTGGAAGAACTAGCAGAATATAAACCACCAGAAAAGGAGAAAGTAGATGTATGAGGATACAGCAGTATTATTTCAAAAATCATTACGAGTTTTAAAACAACCACCATTAGTTGATGTAGCAGAATGGGCAGATACCTATCGAGTTTTAGATTCTACTTCATCTAAAAAGGTTGGAAAATTTGAAACTGCTTTCACAAAATACATGGTGGAAATTTATAAAGAAATCACAAAAGGGGATACTAAGCAGTTTAGTTTGATGATGGCTTCGCAACTGGCGAAGTCAGAATTGATTATAAATATAATTCTGAGATATGTTCACTTAGATCCTTGTCCAATGTTGATTGTACAACCAACAGATGAAATGGCAAGAAGTTTTTCAAAAGAAAGATTGCAACCAGCTATTACTAACTGTATTGTCCATGAATTCGTGAAAGATGCAAATAAAAAAGATTCTGGAAACACAGTAACACACAAAATGTTTCCAGGAGGATTTATTGCTTTAGTTGGTCCATCACCGGCGAAGTTAGCAGCAAGACCCATTCGACTTTTATTTTTAGATGAAGTAGACCGTTATCCAAAGTCTGCTGGAGATGAAGGAAGCCCTATCAGTTTAGCAAAGAAACGGACATCTACTTACGATGATGTGACGAAGCATATTATCACAGGAACACCTACAATAAAAGGTGATTCTGAAATAGAAGCAGAATATGAAGCATCCAGCCAAGGAAGATGGTATGTTCCTTGCCCGAAATGTAGAGAATTCCAAACATTGGATTGGGAACGAATTAAATGGGATAAGGAAGAACATGAAGATGAAGCAAGAAATGTTCGAATGGTATGTGCTCATTGTAGAAAAGAATTTCCGGAGAAACTATGGAAAAAAGGGGAAGGAAAATGGATACATAAATTTCCAGCAAGAAGGCAAAACTTAGGATATCAATTGAGTGCTTTAGCTAGCCCATTTCGAGGCTGGGAATCTATTGTAAAGGAATGGCTTGATATCAAAGGAGATGTTGAGAAGTTAAAAGCTTTTATAAACACAATTTTAGCTGAAACTTACGAAACGGAATACAAAGGGAAATTAGATGCTAAAACTTTGATGAAGAGAACGAGAGAAAAATATGACTACTTGCCTGATAAAGTTTTATTGCTTACTGCAGGAGTGGATATTCAAGATGGATGGATTGCAATAGAAATAGTTGGTTGGGGAGAAGGCTTTGAAAGCTATGGAATCAAGTATCAGATTCTAACCGGAAATATGGAACAACCTAAGATTTGGGAAGAGTTGGATAAGTTCTTAGACCAAAGTTTTCAATATAAGAATGGAGATATTTTGAAAATTTATGCTTCATGTATTGATACTGGAGGACATCATACTCAAAAAGTATATGATTTTGTTTCCCCAAGAGAACATCGAAGAATTATAGGAATAAAAGGAGTTGGGGGAGAAAATGTTCCAATCTTTAATTCCATGAATCTTACAAAAAATAAAGAAATTCATTTATTTTCAGTTGGTTCTAATGCCTTAAAAGATACTGTTATGACAAGATTAAATTCAAGATATACAGAACAAGGATACTGTCATTTCAACGGAACAAAATATTCCGGATACGATTTAGATTATTTCAAGTCCTTAACAGCAGAAATTAAAGTGACAGATGGGAAAACAGTAATTTGGAAGAAAATTCAAAATCGTAACGAAGGCTTGGATTGTCGATGTTATGCAACAGTACCATTTTCTATCTTTAATATCAATCCGGCGGATTTAGTAAATTTAACTAGAGAGCAACTTTTAGAGTTATCAATTATAGGAGAATTAAAGCTTGGAAATGAAATGAAATATGATGTTGACAGAAAGGGAGTTGAAGTATGAGAGATTTAGCCAATTTGGAATATAAATTAGGAGAAGTGGAAACGGCAGAAGAGGAAATCATATTATTTGATATTGCATATATTTCTGGAGTTGCTTTTGAAAAAGGAAATGTAGAACATGAGCAAAAACTGAAAGAGCTGAAAAAATTTTATGAAGAAAAAATTAAGGAAATCACTAGCAAAGGAATCACAGTAGAAGATTGTAATCACTATATCCATTTATATTTGGAAGCAGAAGCAAATGTTTTAGCAGGACAAGAATATACGATTGATAGTAATCAAATGAAAAGGGCAGACTTAGAACAAATTAGAAAAGGAAGAATTTGGTGGGAAAATAGAAAAGCACAAATAGAAAATGGTACAACAAATGGAATTCAATTTTTCCAAGTTTGTCCACATGAATTTTAGGAGGAGCAATGAAAAAAAAGAAAAAAAATAATATAGATATTGCTCTGTCAAGAGAATTAAAGCTAGAGAAACAAAAATTTGAAATGGAAGCTATTAAATATCAAAGGCAAATATTGAACTATAGCCAAACTGGAGCAAGTACGACAAAGATTGCTTTTCGTGATGCTTATAACTCAATAGATACAACAAGAGAGGATATTGAAGATAATAAAGAAATTCTAATGGCAAGGTCTAGACAACTCTTTATGGGAAATAGTGTAGCAAGAGGAGCAATCTTTAAGATACGAACCAATGTTGTGGGAGATGGATTAAAGCTTAAGAGTAGAATAAACAATTCTATTTTACAACTTCCGGAGGAAGAAGTAGAAAGAGTTCAAAAAGGTATTGAAAATATTTGGAAACTTTGGGCAGATAGTACAGAATGTGACATCTTAGGAGAAAATACATTCAATCAAATTCAAGAGTTGGCAATCGTAACACAGCTGTTAGATGGAGAATGTTTTGTACAGTTACCTTATCACAGAAGAAATGATGATTTATTTGATATTAAAGTTAAATTTTTAGACCCTGCAAAATGTAAGTCCTTAGAAGCAAGTGAATATCTTTATGAAGGGGTAGAAATTGATGATAATGGAGTTGCAATCGCTTATCATTTTGAAATAAAAAACAATGAAAATATCAGAATTCCTGTGTATGACAGTACAGGAAGAAAGCAAATTTTAAAAATCATGGAGCGAGAAAGAATCGGACAGGTAAGAGGGGTTCCATTATTAGCTTCAGTATTAGAAATTATGGCACAATTAACAAGATTTTCAAATGCGGAACTTATGAATGCTGTAGTTAGTGCTATGTTTACCGCTTTTATAAAGCAAGATGCAAACACAGGAAATAGTACAAAATTAGGTGGGGTAGGAGAAACCTTTGTAAACAAGAGAAAACCTGATAATACAAGCTATAGAACGAGAGAAGTATCTATGGGATATGGAAATTTTGGAGTGTTGGAACCGGGACAAGATTTGGTTTTTGCAAATCCAAATAGACCAAATTCAAGATTTGAAGCATTTTTCAATGCAATGTTAAAACAAGTAGGAGCTGCACTAGAAATACCATTTGAGGTCTTATTATCTTCTTTTGCAGCGAGTTATTCAGCATCAAGAGCATCTTTGCTGGAAGTATGGAAAATGTATAAGCGAAGAAGAAAATGGTTATCCCAAAACTTCTGCCAACCAATTTTTGAACAAGTCATTGAAGAAGCTGTTTTGAAAGGATATATAAACTTGCCCGGATTCTTAGAAAATCCAATTTCAAAAAGGGCATATCTGAATGCAGAATGGTATGGAAATGCAATGGGACAAATTGACCCTATTAAAGAAGTGAATGCATCTATTCTAAAAGTAAAAAATGGATTCTCAACATTGGAAAGAGAATCTATGGAATTGAATGGAAGCGATTGGAATGAAAACTTAAATCAACAAGCAATTGAAATGAGAAAAAAGAAGGAGGTTGGATTAAATGCAAATCCTCAATCAAGCAAGAAAAACAAAGAATAGTTTAAATATTAAAATATACGGAAGTATTGGAAGCCATTCTTGGTGGGATGAAAGTGTAGTCAGTGCAGACGATGTTTATAAAGAGTTAGAAGCCTTTGGAGATGTGGAAGATATTAATCTATATATTAACAGTCCTGGAGGGTCTGTCACAGAAGGATGTGCTATTTATAGTGCTTTAAAAAGACACAAAGCAAAAGTAAATGTATACATTGATGGACAATGCTCTTCAATTGCATCTGTTATAGCAATGGCAGGAGATAAAATCGTAATGAGTCCGGTAGCAACAATGATGATTCACAATCCTATTTCAGCTCTAGTGGGAGAGGCAAAAGATATGAGACACTTAGCAAGTGTTTTAGATATTTTAAAAGAAACAATTATCAATGCCTATGTTACAAAATCATCGTTGAGTAGAGAAGAAATTTCGGAGCTTATGAATCAAGAAACATATTTTACTTCTAAACAAGCAATTGAAAAAGGGTTTGCAACAGAAGAAGCAAGTTTTGATATTAAAAATTCAGAATTTAGTAATTTAGATGAGTTCAAAATAGGTAGTATTCAGAATATTAATCACAGTGTAAACACTGATAATAAGGAGGGAGAAAATATGGCATACAAAGATGTCAACGAGCTAGAGGCTCAAAATAAAGACCTAGTAGCACAAATTAAAAATCAAACAAAAGAGGAGGTGTTGGCAGAAGAAAGAAAAAGAATTGTAGATCTTGATGCTTTAAATGAAAAAACAAATGGACTTTGTAAAGATATTATAGACAAAGCGAAAGCAGAAGGGAAAACAAAAGCGGATATTTTAGAAGATGTTCTTGAAAATTTTGCAAAAAATAAAGCAGGGGAAGAAGGGGGAACAGAAGCAGGAAAAACACCAGCAGAGATTTTGAATGATCGAAGAGGAGAAAGTTCAAAATATCAAGCAGCTGGAACTTTAACTCCACCGAAGATTGATGATGTAAACAAAGAGATTAAAGATATTGTAGATTTAGCAAATATGTAGGAGGTAAGGAAATGAAAAAAGAAATACATGAAACTAGTAATTTAAAACGAGACTTGAAATTCCCATATTATACTCAACAAGTAGAATTTGAAGCAGGAATCTATGTAATGGGAGAACTAGTTGAAATAAGTGGTGGAAAAGTAAAAAAATTAACTTCTCCTGAAAAAATTTATGGAGTAGTTACGGACGATTTCACTTCAGATGGAGATAAAAATAAAAAGCATACAGTTTATTGGACCGGAGCTTTCAACAAAGCGGCTATCAATTTCAACGGACAAAATGAAGAAGAAACAATACAAGCAGCAAGAAAATTATTAATTATGATTGGATAAAGGGGGAAATATGGCAAGTAAAATTTTTGGATTGATTGCATTAACAGCGGCAATTTCACAGGTAAAAGCACCAAAACACTTTTTATATGATTTGCTAATAGGAGAAGAAAAAGCAGAAAAAGTAGAAGAATTAGAAATTCATACAAGACAAGCGGGAAGAAGAAAAGCTCCATTAGTAGGAAGAAGAGAACAAGGAATTTTTGTTAGACGAGAAGCATTTGCTGTACAAAGAGTAAAGCCTTCTTATATCAAATTGCAAGCAGTAAATGAAGCAGAAGCATTGTTTGAACAACAATTTGGACAAACACCTTATGCAGATCCTCAACAAACTGGAAAGAGAATGTTAGCAGATGCTATGAAAGAATTTAAAGATATTGCATTTAGAACAAGAACTTGGATGTTAGTCCAAACTTTAAGAACAGGGGCTTGTCCGATGGCAGATGGAGTACAAGCTATTGAATATGGAGAAATCAATAAGGAAACTTTGGCAGGTACAGCATTGTTTAACAATCCTGCATGTGATCCAATTGCATATTTAAAGAAAAAACAAACAGAAGTACAAAAAGAATCAGGAGTGGTTATTGACACAATCATCATGTCACCAGATGTTGCAGATGCCTTTTTAGAAAATGAAAAGGTAAAAGAATATTTAAATACCCGGCATGCAAACTATGTTCGAGTCAATGATTCCAAGGCAGAGGATGCAGAAGGGAAAAAAGAAATTGCCTATCTTCCAACTCTTGGAATTACGGTATATTCATTCGTAGATTGGTATACAGATATGGACAATCAAAACGAAGAACAAGTAATCCCGGCTAAAACTTGTATCGGAGTAAAATCTAAAAGTTTTACATTCCGATATGGAGCAATGGCATTAAGACCAAAGCAAGGAGCACCAAAGACACTTCATATCAACAAAGAAGTGATTAGACCTTGGTATCCTGATACATCAGAAGATGATGAAATTCAATATTTCTCAGCTCCTTTATGTATGCCAAGAGAAGATATCAGAGCTTGGTTTGTGTCTACTGTATTATAGGAGGTTTCATATAAAAGTTGTAAAATAAAGTGTCACATAAA